TACCTGTTACTATGTTACTTCTCAGGATACTCTCAGTTTCTTTGAGACATAGCATAATATAACTAATCTCTTCCCTAAATGTTGTCAAGGGTTTCATGGCAAAATTTTCTGGGGCGATTTTTTTATATTGGAGGGACCCGAAGTATTTATCTCGCTTGGGTAACACTTTGTAGGTTAGAGTAGGCGTAGGAGTCCCGCTCGGCGTTCAGGGGGTATACATTAAGGGGGGCATTAACTGCCCCCTGTGTTTAACTTAGTGCTGCCACTGATCTTCTACATTGTCTCTTAATCTGTGCCAATGCGTAGTTATCGCTTGGTGTCTTTGAGCATGTCTGAATGATACCTAGATCAGGGTGTTTGTATTTCAAATGCTTGGAATCGTCAAAGAAAACAAATCCATACTCATCCATGATGGCATCAACTGCCTTCCTATACTTTCCGAGTTGTTTAGACATAGTGTGTGTGGGGTTAGTGTAAAGAAAGGGGGGCGACCCCTTAGAGTTCTGCCAGCATCTCATCCATCTCATCGGTGTCGATGTCGTCGTGCAACCATGCCACGCCGTCGCCCGTGATATACTCACCGAACTCATCGATGAATCGCTTCGCCCACTTGCGATACCCAAGGTTCTTGTTCTCCTTGGCATGGCGGTAGATCATCTCCTCATTGCCGATCCAAAGAGCGACGTTCCATGTTTCGTAGGTTGCCCATCCGTTCATGCTGTGTCCTGTGTTGTGTTCTCTTGTATTGTAGTCGGTAGAGGGGTGCTGCCTAGACCAGCAGTGCCAGTTCCTGAGTTGTCACGCTGGAGACGCTCTCGTCATCATAGACACGCACCCATGGGATGGGGTTGCCCTCGGTGAGTTTCCAAACCATTTGATCACCCTCTCCCTCTGCCTGTCTGATTGCTGCGATACGGTAGGCGTGCCCGATGTTGATGGCATAGTCTGCACCGTGCTGATCAAAGGTGCCGAAGGAGGTGGGTTGAACTGCGAACATGATTTTGTTGGTTGTTTGTTTGTTGAACTTAGTCTACAGGGTCAGGGTCTAATGTCTGTCGCTGATGTTCCAGTTCGTGAACTGTTCGGGTTGGATCTTGCCTGCCCTCACTGCCGTGCGATACTCATGCTCTGCCTGCATCTGACGTTGGATCTTCTCCATGACGGTCAGCATCAGGGGGGAGGGGTCAGCAGTGGTGATGAACATGCCGTGGCGTTGAATGTTTTTCATGTCCTTATTATAGGGGCTATGAGGGGCAGTGCCAAAACCATGTGACACTTTGGCAATTGGGAGGCAGCCGACCGAGGTGTTACTTAGTGGGGGGATTGTCCCCCCTAAGTGTGATCAGGCAAACTCAGCAAATGTGTAACCGTTGACGAAATCATGGGTGACTTTGTTGTCACGAACATACCATGCAAAATCTTTCTGAAACACACCGTCAGTGTATGCATTGCAGAATTCGTTGATGATAGCGTTCAAACGTGATTTAGTTGTGTTTGACTGCCAACCGCCATCGAAGATGGTAACAAAGTCCTCACCAACCTTTGCAATCAAGTTGCCATGCAAACGCACTTCAGAAACACCATCGGTGGTGCTAACAGATGTGTTTGCTTTAGACCAGTTGGCGTTGCCTGTGATGGCAGCGTTCATTTGAGATTCGATCTTACGCATGAGAGTCGTTGGTTGTTTGTCTTGAATGTATTGTTGCAGGGATGGGGGTGAATTGCAACCCCCTGTGTGACACTAGGTAGACTGGTTGCTCTCGTCCACCTCCAGCATGATTTCCATGACAAGATCACAGAGTTCATCGTCTGCCTCGAAAGGTGCGATCTGTGAGTCTACGAAGTCCATCACCATTTCAAAGTCCGCCTCAGGGTTAGCGTTGCAGAATTCGGTGATGCCACTGATGTCGAGTTCGATTGTTTCGTTGTTGTTCATGAGTCTACAATAGAGGGTTTTGAGTGCTGTGCCTATTTTGTGTGGCACCTTGTCAACTGTCACAGTCCGTTGAGATAGTCTGCCAGTTCCTCTTCATACTGTTCCTTGGTGTCAAAGGTGCGACCATGGATCACACGGGGATACGTGGCATCAAGACCAGCAGCGGCGACCATCTCGCAGTCGGCACGATCGTATCCCATCTCAACGAGATTGTTGACGTATGGGTTGTTGCTTGGTGTTTCGTTGTTCATGTGTATACAATACAGGATCTGAGGCAGAAATCAAGTGATAGTGGACAGCATGTGGATTGTCCTGTGGAATAAAAGTTTTCCACAGGCAGCTGACCAGTTTGTGTTACTTAGTGGTGTTAAGTTGTTTAAACATAGTGATGCAGTGTTTAATAACAACAAACCAAAAGAAATGTGGACGTGTGAGGTTCTCAAACCCTGGCACGTAAGGTTCTGTTCCAGACATGAAAAAATCCCAACCATGTATACACTACACGATCAGGATCAGTTTAGTTAAAATAGTGGACAGTTCAACTAGTGGCACACAAAGTGTAGTCAGTCATCGAATTCAGTGTAGTCTTTAAACTTACGTTTGGATTTGTTACGAGAATTGTGACGCTTAGCGTTGTTGATCTTGTAACCATAGTCCTCGTAATCATCTCCAATCAGTGATGCTTTGCTTGTCACGTCTGGGTTAAACTTCTTGGTTGATTTTGCCATCTTTCAGTGAAATTAATCAATTAGTATCAAAAATACATCAATATTTAGTGTTTATGGTAAGAATTTGGATTTTAACTCCAAATCTTGCTGTTTAATACTATTATTGATCAATTTACCTAGTGATTCTTTACTATCAAGACATTCTTGAATAGTATTAGCATAATTCTCACAATTTAATGTATAAGTATACACATTTTGTGAACTATTATACATTATCTCTACAATATCTTCTCTTACTACTACTCTATTAATAGCAGAACTTTCTAGATTATTAAAATCTTTGATAATTGGAGAAAATTGACTTTCTGTCATTTCTAATTAATAATTAAAACTTAAATTTTAAACTTTCTCATTTTCTGTAATTTCTCAAAATCTTAAAAAGTTAAGTTTTTGGAATTTTGATATTTTACAGATTTTGAGATTATCACAGAAACTCGAAAGTCTTCGTTCCTTGCCCCTGTGAGACCTCTGTATTCTACCACATGACTCCGAGTATCTTTGAGGGGGTTGTGCCAGTTCTCAGCGTGTCATAGAGGGCGTTGACAATCGTTGCAGTGTGCGCTAAGACAACAACTCCACCGCACCTTACCTATATTAAATAAACCATTTAGTTTTCCACAGGTTTTTCCACAATGTTTTCCACAGGCACTACATGTAGTCAGTGAATTGTATTGCTAACACTAGGGAGTGCTGTTACGGAACTCAATAGAGTTTTGTAAGTTTTGTCCAATTAATCCATGAGGTATCACATTGAATGCTAGAGTCAATCTTTCTTGTGTTGAGTTGTTTGGTGTCACCATATGTTGGAGATGTGATGGGAACAATAAGAGTGTATTAGGTTGTGGATCAATGATGTATTCGTTGCCTGTATACTGTGTTGATTGTTCTGTTGTATCCATCTGTATTTGCATGGAGAATAACTTATCATTTGATGAGTTATTTCTTTTGAATAGAAACTTACCACTGTTAGATGGTATGTTAATGAATACTACACCAGAGATGATTGAATTAGAATGGTTGTGTAATTGACAGTAACCATGTTGTTTATGTAAGTTCAACCATGACGTTGTGATTTGTGTATTGGTTGTATATCCTAACTGTGTGGTGTAACTATCTAAGTGTTGTTGTATTTGTTGTTGTAGTTGGGGATAATTGTTTAATATATTTGTTGAGTAAGAGATGTGACCATTACCACAATCATAGTATTGATAGTTTGTATGATCAATGTTGGTTGTGATATGTGATTGATAGATTGGTGTAGGGAATATATTTGTTATCGCCATCGTGGACCTATCACCCAACCTACTAACACATCTCTACGACCTTTCTTAACTGGTGTGACACGATGATAACAGTTAGAGTCAAAGATCACGAGTGTGCCTGCTTTCTTTGGAACTTTAGTGAGACCTGATGGGTGTTTGAGTATTTGTAACTCTCCACCTTCGTAGTCATCATTGAGTAGTAGAGAGAAAGAGATCTTACGATTGAATTGGTGTTGCATATCATAGACATGTTCAATCGACTCTGTGTGCT